CACTAGTTTAGCTAGCAAATAGTGTAAATAGTAGGCGGTCGATGGAGACGTAGGCCGCCTATGTTTAATCAGAGAGCAATATGAAAGAGTTAAATAAATTTATATATATATTTGAGGGTTTAGACACTGCCCATGGTATCACTAAAAAAAGTAGTGAGATTAATGAAAAGGGTAAAAATAAAACTACTTCTTTTACAATACATAAGCCACCGCTAGAAAAACTGTGGCAGGATCATTTAGATGGAAAGGATCCTGGTTTAGGAATAATTCCAATCAATCAAGAAAATAAATTAAAATGGGGGTGTATTGATGTAGATATATATCCTGTTGATCACCAAGCATTTGTTAAAAAACTTCAAGAAAAAAATATTAAAGCTATAGTGTTTCGTTCTAAATCTGGAGGAGCACATATTTTTATGTTTACTAAAACATTTGTTCCGGCGATAGTTATGCGAACAAAATTAAAAATGATTGCATCTTCTATAGGTCACGCCAGAGCAGAAATATATCCTAAACAAGATTATATTAATGTAGCTAGAGGTGACACAGGTAGTTTTTTAAATTTACCTTATTATGATTCTAAAAATTCTGTGAGATATGCTTTTAATTCTAAAGGTATTAAAATGTCTCTAGAAGAATTTTTTGATTACCACAATGAAATGGCAATGACAGAAGAAGAATTAACAAACTTTACTATGTCTAGTAAAACAGAAGAGAATGATTTCTTTAAAGGTATGTCTCCATGTTTAGTTACTTTATTAAGTGATGGTGTACCAAATGGTCAAAGAAATAATTGTATGTACAATGTTGGTGTGTATCTTAAAAAAAGATATCCAGAAAATGATGAGTGGCAAGGTCATATGCATATATATGATCAAAAATTTATGCAACCGCCTTTAGGTGCCAATGAAATTAATGTTTTAAAAAAATCTTTAACTAGTAAAGATTACCAATATAAATGTAAAGATGAACCTATATGTAGTTTTTGTGATGCTAAAAAATGCGCATTAAAAGAATTTGGTATTGGTGATGATGGTCCAACACCTGAAATTACAGAAATAAGAAAGTATACATCAGAACCTCCAATATGGTTTGTGTCATTGGATGGTACAACTGTTGAGGTAGATGGTGCAACACTGCATGATCCAGAAAAATTTTCTGTAGCATGTATGGAACAAATTGGAAAACCATTAATGCCTGTTCCTAAACATGCATGGCGAAAAGGATTAATAAAATTAATGGCTGCAGCTAAATCAATAACTGCGCCAGATTCTTCAAAAATTAGTGTGCAATTAACTGAAATTTTAGCTGATTATATTAACAGGACTCCAGGTAGAGATAAAGACGATATTTTAAGAGGTGTGGCTTTCACCGATAAAAGTGGTGTTACCATGTTTAAGTTTGCTAATTTTTGGAAGTATTTATTAAGGACTAAATCTTGGGCAGATAAAACTTATCCAAAACAAAAAACTATGAGAATGTTACAGGATTTATTTCTTGCAAAAGAATCTACTCCAAAAATAGATGGTAAATCACATAGGGTTTTAGAAATGAAGCACCTTATGTTGGATAAACCAAGCACAAAAAAATATGAAATGGAGAAAGAACCATGGCAGTAATTAGAAAAAAAATAATGGGGCCTCCTGGTACAGGTAAAACACATAGACTAGTGCACCATTATTTGAATGAAGAAATTAATAACTTACATACAGATCCACAAAGAATAGCTTATGTTACTTTTACTAAGGCTGCAGCTTCAGATGGGGAAAAAAAAGTTCAAGATGTATTTCCTGGGGTGAAACTTTTATATATATCTACTTTACATGCAATGGGCACTAGAGAATTAGGTATTTCAAAAAAACAAGTGCTTACTGATACTAAGTGGATACAATTTAAAAATGTTTATCCCATTTATTCAGATATAAATTTTGATTCGTACATAAATGATCATGGAGTCACTATAAGTCAAGATAGAAATTTGCAGGTAATAAATTATTCTAGAGCTAAACTAATATCATTAGAACGAGCTTGTATAGATTTAAAATATCATGAAGGCGCTGTAGATATATTTCGTGTCAAACAATTAGAAAGAGACATTGAATACTACAAAGGACAAACAAATATGTATGAGTTTTCTGATATGATTAAACTATTTGTTGATGAAGAAAAACATCTTGCTCTCGATGCTATCTTTCTTGATGAAGCCCAAGATCTAAATCCCTCACAATGGAGAATGTTTTTTTACATAGAAGCTCTCTGTAAACGATCCTACATTGCGGGGGATGATGATCAAACAATTTTTAAATTTCAAGGTGCAGAATCTAATAAATTTATAGATTTAGAGGGTGAACGAGATGATCAAGAACAATCTTACAGGGTGCCAAAGGCAGTTCATAGACAAGCTTTAAAAATATTACCTCACATAACTAAACGAGTAAAAAAACAATGGTACGCTAAAGATGATGAGGGAGAATTTATAGAAAACTGTTTTTTAGAAGAAATAGATTTTAATGAGGGGGAGTGGATGATTTTAGCAACAACAAATAAATTATTAAAAGATTTTGCACAACATTTTTATAGAACAGGGATAAGAGTTTTTGGCAAAGGTAATACTTTGTTGCCACAAAAAACATTAGAAGCATATAGAACTTGGATTAAATTAAATCAAGGTGAATTAGTAAGTATGGATGATGCTAAAAAAATATATGAATACTTACGCTATAATAAAGGCCAAGTTAAATATGGTTTTAGCGAAGGAAAAAAATTAAATGGTGATGAATTAGTTTCATTGGATATTTTGAAAAAAGATTATGGATTATTAATTGAGGGTGATTGGCAGCAACTTAGTTTTGATGAAGATATTAAAAAATATATAAAAAGTATTTTAAAAAGCGGAGATGACTTATCTACAGATCCAAGAATAGAACTATCTACCATTCATGGTGCTAAAGGTAGGGAAAGAGAAAATATTATTTTGTGTATGGATTACGGAACAGAAAAACAATCCGCGATGCTATCACAAAAAGCAGCCGAAGATCCAGATACAGCGCATAGGTTATTTTTTGTTGGTGTAACAAGAGCAATGCAGAGATTATATATCTTAGCTCCATTGACAGCGAATTACTATAAAATAGGAGAACAGATAATATAATGTTTACAAATGATTTATTTTTTTTATTAATGTTAACTTTTTATTTTGCAAATAGAATATTTATAGGAGGATTAATATGAAAACATACGATAAACAAATAGGTGGTAACCATTACCAAAAATATAAAATACAACCAAGCAAGTTTGTAATAGAGAACAAATTGCTTTACCCAGAGGGGTGTGCTATAAAGTACATTATAAGACATAGAGACAAAGGAAAGAAACAAGATCTTGAAAAAGCAATACACTTTATAGAAATGATAATCGAAAGGGATTACAAATAATGCCAAAAGCTCAAACAGAATGGAACAGTCCTACTTCTTTTCCAGATTTAAAAGATCACAAGTACATAGCAATTGACTTAGAAACTAGAGACCCAACGTTAAAAACACGAGGCTCTGGTGCATTAATTGGAGAGGGTGAAATTGTAGGAATAGCTGTAGCTGTAGAAGGATGGTCTGGATATTATTCTTTTGGACATTTAAAACAAAATCATTGGGACGAACTTAGTGTTATGAGTTGGATTAAAGATGTTTGTGCATTGCCTGTTCCTAAAATATTTCACAACGCTATGTATGATGTTTGTTGGTTACGAGCATATGGAGTTAAATTTAATGGACACATTATAGATACAATGGTTATGGCTGCATTGGTTGATGAAAATAAATTTTCTTATTCTTTAAATAGTGCTTCTTATGAATATTTAGGTGAAGTTAAAGATGAAACAGCATTAAGAGACGCTGCATATAAAGCTGGAGTAGATCCTAAAGCTGAGATGTGGAAACTACCTGATATGGACGTTGGTTCTTATGCAGAACAAGATGCTGAATTAACTTTAAAATTATTTAAAGAGTTATCTAAAGAAATAAAAAAACAAGACCTTACACAAGTGTTTGATCTTGAGACACAGTTATTCCCATGTTTAATAGATATGAAAGTTAAGGGCGTTCGAGTGGACGTTCAAAGAGCTCATACAATAAAGAAACAGCTAGCATCAGAAGAAGAAGTGTTACTCCTAAAAATAAAAAAAGAAACAGGAATAGAACCTCAGATATGGGCAGCAAGAAGCATTGCCACAGTTTTTGATAAACTTGGGTTAGATTATGAACGTACTTTAAAATCAAACGCTCCTTCTTTTACTAAAAATTTTCTTTCTACTCATGAACATCCCATAGTGCAATGTATAGCAAAGGCTAGAGAGATAAACAAGTCCCATACAACATTTATTGATACAATTATAAGACATGAATACAAGGGCAGGATACATGCAGATATAAACCCTATTCGAGGCGAGGGTGGAGGCACAGTTACGGGTAGATTCTCATACTCAAATCCTAATTTACAGCAGATTCCAGCGAGAAACAAGCAGCTAGGACCTATGATTAGATCCTTATTTATTCCAGAAGAAAATCATACGTGGGGATGTTTTGATTATTCACAACAAGAACCAAGGTTAGTTGTACATTATGCGGCCTCAAGTCAAGGTCTTCGTAATTCAAAAGAAGTAAAAAATATTGTTGATGAATTTAATAATTTTGATGAGGATAAAGGAAAAGCATTTGATTTTCATCAAACTGTAGCAGACATGGCGGATATTTCTAGAACGCAAGCTAAAACTATTAATCTTGGATTATTTTATGGTATGGGTAAAGCAAAACTACAAGCTGAATTAGGTGTAACTAAAGATGAAGCTGAAACATTATTTAATAAATACCACGACCATGTTCCTTTTGTTAAAAATTTAATGAGCAACACTTCAAAAGATTCAGCAGCGTCCGGATATATTACTACTCTTTTAAAAAGAAGATGTAGATTTAATAAATGGGAATTAAATGAATACACTCCTGGGGTTCTTAGTCCTCCAATGACTAAAGCGGAAGCAATAGAAAAATCTATAATTAAACAATTTGAAGACGAGAAGGAAAGACAAAAATATAAACTTGAATTGAATGAAACTACATTAGAGAAAATTAAAAGTAATATTAGACCAAAAGTTAGAAGGGCGTATACTTACAAAGCGTTAAATAAATTAATACAAGGGTCCGCAGCAGACATGACAAAAAAAGCTATGTTAGATTTATACAAAGAGGGTATTGTGCCACACATACAAATACATGATGAATTAGATATTTCTGTTGTAGACAAAAAACAAGCGGAACAAATTATTGAAATAATGGAAAAAGCTGTTACATTAAAAGTTCCCAATAAAGTTGATTATGAACATGGAAATAGTTGGGGAGAAATAAAATAATGTTTTTAATTAATACATATTTAGATAAAAGTAAAATACAAGGTGTTGGAGTATTTTCAAAAGAGAATGTTAGAAAGGGGCAAAAAATAAAAGAATCAAGGCCTGAATTTGAGTTAAG